CTCAACTTTCATCACAAACCCCTTTGTGTCGAACCAGGGCACAAGCAACTCACGGTAGCGCGCTTCATCAGCGCGTTCCATGAACACCACGCAATCATCTCCGTTGTTCGCAAGCTCCACCTCCACACCAACCTCCTTGGCATGAGAGTAGACCATGGCACACATGAGGATGCAGTTCCCGAGCGACGTGTTCATGTCACCCGAGGACCGCGTCCCTTTCATCTCAAAATCGACGTAACCATCATCACACCGCGCTCTCCCGGCATTGTGGCACTGCATCTCCAACAGTTCGGCAAGTCGCTTGGACCGCCAATACCTGTTGTAGTACGTGTGCTCATACCGGAGCGCTGTTGGTGAAACGTGCATGTCAAACTTTGACGCGTCCAGTCCGATGGCGATTGGATCCGCAAAGCGGTCCCATTTTTCGCGCAGACAATCCGCAGACGCATTTGCGTCCATGCCCTTGATCACTGTCGAAGCTGTGTGTGCTCCATATGCTGCGTTAATGGCTTTGAACATGTGGTGTTCGAAGTGCTTGAGGTAACGTGCAACCTCCAGGTTGTAGCGTGGCGACCTTGGATTAATGATCCTAGGCGCCTGAGCAACATCCTGCTTCTCGAACTTGACAAACGGTTTCAGTCGTGAGTCAACGACTGTAACCGGGCCCTGAGTACTGAAGCTATCGAGAGCAGCCTGATACACCTTGCGCTTGTTGGCCGGGAAAAGGTTCAATGTTTCATCAAACGTTAACACGGGCAAGTGGGGCATGTGTTTCAGGCAGTCGCGGCGAAAACTCTCAAACCACTTCGTACTGAATTGTCCAGCTCGAGGCCGGAGCGCAGGCTTAAACCCATCCGGGTGCTTGCAGAGGAAGTAACGCTCCACAAACGCGCGCTCAACGGCGTTGACACTATTGTTATAAACTCCGAGGTTGTTACTCGGTCCAAAACCAGGGACAACAGTGTAAACCCTGGTTTTGGTTGGCAGTCCGTTCCGGCGCGCGCACAACTTGCCACCACACTCACGCTTCGCCCGCTCTAAAAGAGCAGGGTCAACACGTGTGTCGCAGCCACGCACCCTCACCGGACCCCCTCAGTACTGGTTGAACAGCTTCTCCTTTGGTTCATAGAACCAGAGAAGCCATTCCAGCCACCGAGGAAGCCGGCTGTACTTCGTCACGATGTTGTCCATGCACTCTTCCTTGAAGTACACATCTTCCACCATGACTCTGCAGCCCTCCACCACACACAACCGGACCTCGCGCGCCCTGCAAATACGGAGATATTCTCTCTTCACCGTAAGTCTGTTGGCCTCAGTATCCTTGAGACGTCCCAGTGCGCAGCGCAGCGCAAGCGTCATTGTGGCGACGAACCTGGAGTCGAGGGAAATGGGGGACACGCCTTTCCGAATGCCCACTCCTCGCTCCTCAAGACCTACCAACAACCTGTCCAACGGGTCCACACCGAGATCACTCTCGGGCAGGCCATTGACAAGGTGGTAGGCCACCTGCTGCCTCACCAATCGATAGGTGAGGCAGGGCGCCGGCACCCACACTCCTAGCAGTGGGGTGGCGGCGATTGCACGCAAACTCGCAAGGTACTGATCAGGTACCACAACATGCTTGTGTTCGTTGGCGTTCGCAAACAGCATGGCGTGCAATATGACTTATGAGGCTAATAAGTCATGGGCGCCTAAGAAAGGCATAGTAGTAGTGAGACTATTTGGCATGGACCGCCCGCATCCGAAGAATTTTGGTCCAATTTCACGATTTAACGGTTGAAGTTCCGTCTTCCCCGCCAAGGGATGCGACTCGTCTGCGTGACCAGACTAGCGAAGGATGTGCGTGGTGTTATGTCTTGTGGCAGTGGTACGTGAGGGAAAAACCCCTTGCTCAGTGCACCCCGGATCAGCCACCCCGTTGGGTTGGGGGGGAAGAGTGCACCACACTTGTATTTTCTCACGTCCACTCTTGGTGAACCATGCTGACTAACTCGCACGCGCGCGATACAATCCGGCAAACGTTATGTCGAAGGTTACGTCGAGATAACCAATTACCGTCCCAGGCCCAGCACCCGCGTAATTACTATACCACTGAAGGTATCCGTTCGAACAATCCTCCGGAATGGCCAACGAGCTCGTCTGTTTCCAGTCGTTCGTATACGCCATCGGAGAGAAGGTGAAACTTCGTTCCTCAGTTTGGTTCGTTGTCACGTGGTGCTTGGAGATCAGTACGTCCACGTATGCGTCCGGCGTTCTATTCTCTCCGTTGTCTGTCGGCTCAAACCCCACAGCGATCATCGCGCCAGAGGTGAGGGGGATGGTGGGAATCAGCTTCACTGTCATTCGATTGACAACAAATTGCTTGTATAGACCCGCCATTGCATCGAGAGTTGCAACGAAGTTGTAGAGCGTCGAGAACACGCGGGCACCTGGCTGCAAAGCCATGTACCCACTGGTGACGACTGTTCCCGATGTCAAGTCGAGAACACCACGACACTTGAGTGTGGTGCTGTCGTCCGACAAACGGTTGAATGGACTAGGTAGTTTGGCCATCGCGACACGCCCCTGTCCTAAGCGTGCCTGATTACGGCGTCGTTGATTGCGTTTCTTTACCATGATAACAATTGAGTCCCGGGAAGCTCAACGTCAAGGTCTTCGCGTTCTATTTCATTCCAATCAACATCGCCAATCGGGCGACTCAACAAAAGTCGCTCGATCGCCTCCTGCTCAGGCGGTGTGAGACCAAAGGCCACCCAGAAGCTTGCTCTAGCTTCAGGAGTAACCTCCGAACATCGCCTACTCACGCTCGCAAATCGGTGCGGGGACACCAAGTCCTTAAACTGGTTGTTTTCAACCCCATGGTTCCTCAGTCGACGGTAAAAGGCAGAAAGCACGGGTACGCCACCATTAGCGTTACATCCCCCGTCACCCACTGCCCATATCCATTTCCGGAACACTTTCTCATTCTGCACCGTCCGGAGGCACATCACATCTTTCCTCAAGCAAGCACGAGGGTCTCGAACCATCTGCCATCCACCCCCAACCAGGACCGGGTGTGTCTGACAGAATTCTATCTCCTCGAACTCAAATGCC